AATACTTTAAATCTCTAGCTACTTTATCTCCATAACTACCTGGAGTTTGTTCATCTATACCTATTGAAAATAAAAGATTATCTTCTTGTTCCTTCAACCTATTTTCATATTCGGCTTTAACTTCTTCTAAAGTTTTAGGTTTGTATTGTTGAAAATATTCTTGTCTTTCTTTAAAATCTTGAGTTTGAGGTTTTCCACTAAATATATTATTAGATATTAAATCTTTACCTAACACAACATTTCCATTTCCATAACCAACTCTACCACCATTATTATATCCTAAATTAGATGTAATCCCCGTTCCACGGCTATTTACCGGGCCACCTCTAAACATTGGTCTTCTTAAAATTCTACTCATTATCCAAATATTCCTAACTTACCTAGTACACCGCCTGCTCCTGCTGCGCCTCCTAAGAAGCTAGCCATTGGACTTGCGGGTGCCGCGCTTGATTGATATCCGATCGTTGTAGTCGGAAATGCGCCTGGTTGTATTTGTGCTAGTTGTTGTCCAACTAAACCTAATCTTGTAAATTCTTCAAACTCTTTTTCTCTTGCTGCAAGTGTACCTGCATCTAATTTAGCTTGTTCAAATCCTTGTTGTGCTTGACCTAGTTGAGATTGATAAGTACCTAGACCTTGTCTTGCCGCTAAGTCTTGTGCTGCTGCTTGTTGCGATTGCATAAATCCTTGATTTAATAATTGTGCTTGTAGTTGTGCTCTGTTGGCTGCACCTTGATTCATATATTGAGCTTGCATTACACCTTCTCTACCACCCCCGTAAGCTCCAGCTTGTATAGCTTGATCTCTTAAACCTTGTTGTCCTATTGTTTGTTGTCTGTCAAATTCTGATAATGTTGTGTCCATTACCTGTTGTTGGTAAGGAGACATAAATTGTTGGTATGCATCTGGTCCAACTAAAGATCCTAAACCACCTGCTGCGGTTTGAGCATTAGTTTGTAATGCATTTTGTGCTGCAACTTGTGGATCATATGCTGCCGTATTAATTTGTTGCCCCATTAAAGGAGGTAACTTTTGTGTAAAGGCCGTTAAGGCTGCTTCTAATACCGGTGCGGGTAAAACTTGTGTTTGATCTACTGCCATTATGCTCTAGCCTCTAAATTATTCATTACTTCGTACATACGTTTTGCTCCTTCATTGACGCTTCCACCACCTGCTGCTCTAACTGCATCTGCAGTCATTACAAATTCATTTTTAGAAAGTCTAGCAGGTACATCATCTGCTCTTTCTTTTTTACCAATAGGTACAAACCCACCAGTTCTTAAATCCATTTCTCTTCCGCCGAAGTTTAACATACCTCCATCTTTTAATCCAGTAATTCCGCCATTTGCATAATTTGGATAATATTGTCCTGGCCTTACTCCTTCTGGACCATCAGAGGCCATTGCTCCAAGTGCACCTGCTCCGTAAACTCCAGCAATTCCAGCAGCTCCAGCTACATCACTTCTTATTTTATATAAATACATACTAACTAATTCACTTACAGTTTCATCACCTTTTAATTTAGTACCTATTTTCATCTCAGCCATTTTATAATCAATTCCACCTGTGTTAGGATTTCTAATAGACTCAATAAATTCTTCTGCTTGTTTTGGTTCACCAACTGCTTGATACTCCATCATACCTGGTCTGATTTCTCCAGGTTTATCTACTACTTGTCTAACTCCTATTGGTTGACTAGGTGTAGATTGCATTGTTTCATCACTTAATTTAGCAGCAGCTTCCATTTGTTTGTTTAATCCTTGTCTAGCATTATCTATATTTCTAATAGCAAAATTTGCTAAAGGAGCCATTGTTCTTCCTCCAAAAGAAAAATTTGCTCTACCCATAATTCCACCATTAGCTGCTTCTTCAACTGGTGGTTCATAGTAATCTCCTAAATCATTTATTTCTAATGTTGTTTTAACTTCAGTTTCTGGTATGCCTGCTTGTCTCATAAAGGTCATTTGTAAATTAGCTCTCTCTTCTTCGTCAGCTGTTGTCGTTTCTGCTATCTCTGCCTCTTCTTCAGCTAGTTGTCTGTTATATGCATCTTGTGCATCTATCGCCGCTTCGTAAGCCACGTCACCTGATCCTAAAGTTAATGTTGGACCTAAAGCTTTTGCTGCTTGTTTAGCTCCTTCTTTTTTAAATAAATTTGCTGGGTTTGCTCCTAAATTAATTAAATCTTCTCTTCCACCTTGTACTAATTCAGATAAACTTGCTACTCCTTCTCTACCTACGTTCTCTGCACCTTGTAAAAATCCTACATTTCCTGAGTAATCAGAAGCTATGGTTCCTTCTCCAATATCAGCTAAAGATGCTTCAGGTCCTTTTACTATCCCTTCTCTTATTCCCCCTGGTCCTGTAACAGCATCAGAGCCTAAATATCCAAGACCACCTGCTAATGCTGTAGATATTAAATTTAAATCATCTATTTTACCAGTAGCACTTTCGTCAGCTGCAATCTGTCCAGCAGTATTTAATCCGGCTGCGGACAAAGTTCTCATTAAAGGTCCCATTCCTGGTGGTAACATAAGTGTACCAATACCAGCTGCATAAGGTGCTAAGAATCTTAATTCGTTTGGTAATAATTTATTAGTAACCTTTGCAAAAGGTTTAGTTACAACTTCTGCTGCTTTTTTAAATGGTTTGGTTATTTTTTTGAATAATCCCATAGTTTCTTTTTATATTGTTATTGTTAAAGCAAGTACGCAACACTTGTAAATAGGCGAGTATCTCACAATTTACTAGGTTTTTATACATTCGTCAATCGCTGATATTAAAGTCAGCGCCTATTTTGATCTCTTCTACAGTAATATTTACGTCTCTTTTTATATGTTCTGCCTTAGTATCTGTATTAACATTTTGTACATCTGCCAATGCTTCTGCGTCAGACATATATTCTTGGCCCGTTACTGTATTAGTTAAAGTGACTTCACATTTAGGTGTAATTACAGGTACCTTTTTACCGTTAATTATCTCATATCTAACTGAAGCTTCTGTTTCTATAAACGACATTATCTATCCTCTCTGTTTATTTCTAATAAACTAACGGTTACATCTGGTCCAGTAATATCTGATAACATCTTTAATATATCATTCTCTTGTAGCACTAATATATTAACAACAAATTCGTCAGTAGCATCTGCTGCTATAGTTTTTTTACCATAAAAATAATCTACACCGCCTGAATTAATTTTAATTGTAACAATAGCACTTCCAGCACCTTCATTGTAAATGTGAATAGATTTTATTAAAGCTCTGGTATTACTAGGTACTGTATAAACATCTTTTTCAGTACCTGTTATTAAATCGTCATTTACTTTTTTATATATATTAGCCATTAAACCAAGTAAACCTTTCTGAATCTTCTTTTAATTGTGTTAAGTATGTAGAGTTTAACTGTTCAATAATATTAGTTAGAGCTCTGTTAATTTGTCTTTGGTTATCTTCTGTATATATTTTTTTAGGCTCTGGTAATCTTACTGCTATTTTAGTCATTATCCTCTCCTTCCATCTGGTTGTATATCTACTTGGAATGTACCAAATCTCCAAGATTCACCTACACCAGTATTTTCTATCTTTATATTTGCATATCTTCCTCTAGCCCTAGTGTCAACCTTTAAGGTACTAGAATTTATTATAAAAGGACTTAAAGCTGTTTCTATATCATCTTGTGCTGGAAAATCTTTTATAGATAAAGTTACTTGGTTGTTTCCTGTTAATACTTTAAAGTTTGGTAAGAATCTTCTAAGGGCTAAAAATACTTCTGCCTGATCTTTTTGTAATGAGAAACTAAATGATTGTATAAAAGATGTTAATGTAGTTACACTACCATCTGGATTAACTTGATCAGTTCCTGATTCGTGTTCAAATAATATACTTTGACCTAATCCTGTTTCGCCACTTATCACAGGAAAAGTTCCTGTATTAGAATCTTTAAATGCTGTTGCATATGGTTTAGGATATACTAACGAATCAATCCAAGTTGTTCTTATAGAATTTGTATTTGTACCTGTGTACCAGTTACCCATTGGAGTAGCTTGTCCTGTCTCTCCATAATTAAATACTACATATCTATTATTAAATTCAGATCCTGCTGTTGGATACCACCAAATAACTTCTGTGAATAGATTATTAATACCAGCGTTTACTTGTTGACCTTTTGTAGTATCCACATCATCATAAACATAATCTTCAACAGAACAAGGTAATGTGTTAACGGTACCATCAAAAGAGAAAAAACCATTGTTACCCATCCAGTAAGCTACACCATCAATTTCTATTGCTGCATTCTTACCTATCAATCCACAGTTAGTACCTACTTGTTCAAAGCCAAATGTAAATGGAGCTCCAACAAATTTCATTGTATACAATGCATTATCAGTCCACACTAGAATATTTTCTTTTGCAACTAATGCACCCATAATTTTTGTACCATCTTGTAATCTTTGTGTCCCTGCTGTGTTAGTTGCTTCTGGTGTATATGCATTTATATTTTCATCTTCAGAAAATCTTACAAACATATCATCTTGTGTAGAGGGTGTACCTATTGTTGTTTCAGTTCCAAAATGAATTAAGTGTCTTGTTGTTGGTGAAATTAAAGTTGTTCTTGTAGCTGTAGGATTATTTGTTGTTGCAAATCCTGATGTGCTTGTAGAAGCTCTTGTTGATAATCTTGCTGCAATAGAAGAATCCCAAGTAAAAGTTTTACCATTTGCAATTGTTGCAACTAATACATCACCAAAATTACTTAATGACCAAAGGCCTGGTTCAAGAGTAATAGTTCCTGCATCAACTGCATCTCCCCATCCTGTAAATTCTGTGGCGTTTGTAACTGTAGCACCGTCACTATGTATTGCTGATGTCGTTCCTTTTTGTGCTCTTGTAATACCTGTTAGCTCTGCGCCTGATACAGCTGTATAAGTTATTAATTCACTGCCTACTGCAATCGTTCCTCCTGTTGCAGGAAAACCTGTAGTAGATGCTAATCTAATTTGTGTAGCTGATCCGTTGTTACCATTTGTATCCGCGGCCAACGCACCATCTAAAGTTGATTGAGCAGCACCTGTAATAGTACCACCATAATTACCAATACCATAACCATAACCATATGATTGTGCTGCAGGACCTACCACTTCAAAAGGATTAATTGTAACTGATCCACCAGAAGAAGTTGATCCAGCTGTTGCTGCTTCAATTGTTAAAGTTGTAGAAGTAGGTACAGATAAAACTTGAAAGTTAGTATCATCAAAAGTAGCTGTAGTAACTCCTGTTGTACCACCTGGTAAACTTGTTCCTGTTAAACGAATAATATCTCCAACACTTATATTGTGTGCAGCAGAAGTTGTTAAAGTTACTGTTGTTGTAGCGTTAAAAGTAAAAGTTGCACCAGTGATTGCTGTTGCTAGTGGACTCACATCAAAAAATTGTCCTTCAAAATATATAATTAAAAATTTGTCTGTACCAATGGCTACATATCTATTACCATCTTTGTCAACAAATGCGTGTTGTTTTCTAGCTACACCTACTAAAGTATCTGTAAGTAATGATTGCCAACCACCAACTTTTTCTGGTAGTCCATATCTAAATCTTACATTGTCTGAATCAACCCAACGACCTTCTGCTCCAACAGCAGTGTCTTGTTTGTCTATTCCTGGAGCAAACTTAATTTTAGTAAGCATTATTTACTCCTATTGATTTGTTGATTTATATAGCCAACCTTTTGTGGCATTAGCATAAATAAGAGTTACACATTGATTATTAGTAGCAAGAGTATCATTAGAAGCAACACCTTCTATTGGTTGACTATTTCTATCTATAATACAATTGTTTGTTGCAAAACCATTTGATGCTGAACCATCCATAATTGTTACTTCATCACCAACTGCAGGCGATGCAGGTAGTGTAATTGTAACTGGGTTAGCAACTGTATCTACTACAATTTGATCACCAGCTACTGCTGTGTATGTAGTTTTACTTGCTGCAGTTACAGAAGTTATTCCTTTTTGTAACATACCTAATGTTGTTGCTGGTACACTACCTCTAGAATAGACTAAAGCTGTTGCACCTTC